ACGATTATTATAATAATCTATTTTTTTGGCTTTTGTAAAGCCTGGATTGACACTTTTTTGTAAAAAGGTGTCAGTCCGGACAGTTATATCAAGTAGTTTGCTGTCCGGATTCGGCTTTTGTTGCCTCAGGTTTCACCCTAGTTAAGAGCGACGTTGCTCTTGATCGATGCGTCTATGACGCTCTGTATGGCTGTATAAGCCATTTTTGAGCATTTTTGATGCTCTTTAGCGAGACTCTCGTAAACTCGCGTCTCGCGCTCTGGGAGTGATGCGCCACCTTACGGTGGCTTATTTTTTTGGCGTAGTGGCTGACTTGGGCTTTAACGCTATGCTAAACGCCTTTGTCAGCCTGATACGCCTGGTTGTTTTGCGCCCCGTATGGGGGGCGCATTAGGGGCGCGCTATGGCTGCGCGCTTTAGTTTTTGAAGGGTGCGCTGCTCGCGCGTTAGCGGATGCTCCAGGCATCCTAGTCTTGGGCCATCCATGGCCCGCTTAGTGTACAAGGATTGGAATTAAAAAAGGCTCCCGAAGGAGCCTTAGTATCCAGCCTCAGACAACAGGATCTGGGGGAGTCTCTGGATTTGTTACCACAACTTCTATCGGTTGTGGTGTTTCTGGGGCTTTAGCTAGACCCCAGTCTATTAGTTGTTGTTGATTATCGCCATTATGGATGAAATCCATGAATTTGGCGGGATCGTTATCGAATTGTTTGCGTATCTCAGAGGGTACGCTTGAGAATGAATCCTTAGCTTTAAGGATCATGTTCATTGTTTCCTGGAAGTCATTGTTTGGATTATCGTCATATTGGAATTGCTGCAATGCAGCAGTTTGAGCGATCAGGTCTACGCCATGTCGCTTGACGATATTATTAATGTTAACTTCGTCTTTGTGTGATTGTTCAACTCGAACTTCCTCGTCTTTTGGTGTGTTGAATTGTTGTCTATTACGAATTATTTCGTTATTACCGTCTGTTTTATAAAATGACATGTTTCACCTATTTATATTGGTCTAATGTTTTATTGAGATTAAATGCCTTGCCTTGTGGCGTAGGGCTGAATATTTTGTTAAATGCTCCTTTTGCTTTATTGTAAGTACCTTCTACTTTTTTCTGTAGATCATATGCTGATGAACCTAACCATGTGCCTACCTTTTCACCTAGTCCTTTCATATCTTGTATTGTTTCGTCTGCTGAATCAGCAATACTTTTCATTGGTTTTCCTATATCTACATTTTGCGCTACGTTTTTAGTATCTATTGCAGTTTTTTGGACATTAGCCACTTTTTGAGCTAGATCAACTGCTGATGATAATTGTTGTGCTCCTGATGGTTTTGCCTGCATTGTTGCGCCTGCTGCATTGGCTTTGGCTGTGGCTCCCTGTGAGCCTGCGGCTGCACCTCCTGCAGGAGATGATGCGTCGAATTTTCCTGCAAGTATAGGGTTAATCCCTGCATTTTTTAGATCCATCATTCGCCTGGTTACAGCTGAATTTGACATTCTTTCCTGGAATCCTAATTGTTTCTTTATTTCCTCTGATTGGAATGCCCTGTTTTTTTCTGCTTCTGTCATTGAGAAGTCGCGTGCTTTTCCTGCTTCTTCTGCTTCGAATACATTACGAGCCGAGGCGATATCCCTGTTCGCCTGGTTCATTTCTTCGACTTGTGTGACACCTGTGAAGTCGTCCCATATATCGCCAATTGCACTGAAACCCGGGAAAGATAAATCTATACCTGGTAAGTCCATTATTATCTCCTAGAAGTGATCGATCATGCCTGGTACGCCGAATGTTGGCATTGGGCGAGCGCATTTTAGATTATTAAAAGTATCGACTATGAAATGAGGTTCTGTTGGTACTTGAATTGCTCTATCCCATACTGATGTTGTGTCACCATCTTCTTCGATGAATGCTTGACCTAAACTTGGAAGGCTACCGAAATCTTGTGATAAATGCCAGGCATCTAAACTTAATGGTGCATCTGATTGGAATAATCCTGATATTTGTGATTGTTTATATCTATATTCGGCATATCTTTCTTGGTAGCCGAAGACTAAATTATCGTTGGCTGTACCATCACAATATATTTCTTTGTTTAATATCTCCTGTTCGCCAAGATGTGCTAATGAAGGCCAATAGACGTCATAGCGTGTTGACTTAGATAATTCTCTTCGTAGTCCTTTTTGATAGGTTAAATCAGCACGTACTGACATAATACCCATAACTATTCCATGTTCAACAAATGATTTAGTAAAACCGTGTCCTTGTAATGATGCTGTACCTATTGCTGATAAGGAACCTACACCTGTTCCGTCAGATGTACCACTGGTTGTTGTTTGGGCTTGTGTGGTTATTGGTGAAATATTTAATGGTGTCGAACCTCCACCTAAGTATTCCGGGCGATAAGTAAGGTCGTAAAATGTAACTCCAAAATGATTTTGTACTAACTCTGAATATCTTGTTCCGCCTCGTGCGTCACGTTCCAATAATTTTTGTACCTGGAATGCTTCTCGTAAATCGTTGACTGTTGATGCTGTTGCGTTTGTTAAGTCGGCATATATGTTTGGATAACCGCCTGTTCCTGCTGTGCCTTCGATATAATAAACTGTAGAACTTGTATCGTCTGCATTGGCATAAGATGTAGAAGCCGAAGCTCCTGTTTCATATACTGTTGCTGGTGAAGATACGTAATTTTGGTCAGCAGCGCCAATACCTGTTACTGGTGCTTGTGTACCTAGTGGTAGGCTTACGGCTGTGCCTTTTTGGGGCCAGGGCAAAGATGACGTAAAATAATCGTGGCGCTTACCACGTTTCATTGTCATGTGTGCTGTTAAACCGTCAGGCCCGTCACCTGTTGACATGTCTACGCTATCTATTAGGTTTTGATCTCTGAACCATTCGTTATATATATGCTGGTAGGCTCTGAAAGGCAATGCAGAAATATCTACGTCATCGGGTGCTATACCGTAAGGAACACCCATTATATTAAGTAGCCATTGACGCCTTTCGTTATCTGTTGATAGATCATTAGAACCATTGGATGTTAATGTTCCTGATAGAACTGGTATCTGAAAGTCGATTGAATCACCTGGATCGACCTGTTCCCCGAAGAATTTACGGCTGTTAGCCCATATTTGGCGATAGGGCACGAAGAAGAAGTGGGTGTCGATGAAAGCATTGTCCATGAGAGGGAATAACGGTGTTGCTAGTCGTGCGAATGCTGTTGTTCTCATGTTGAATGTGTCGCCTGGAAGTACATCGTCCCAATAGAAGGGTACGAGCCAGCCTGCGTCCATTGTGAATTTATGACCGTGTGATCGGTCGAATTGAGAGCGAGGTGCCTGGATAGAAGGAGCCTGACTGAAGTTGTGTGTCATTACTGATTGCATTTTATTTCCTCTAAGAAATGGTTGTAAGAGTTGTAACCAAGTTTTCTTGCTATTATTTCATGGCATCTTGCTATAGATGATTTTTGGCCTTCAACTTTTCTTTTTTCATGTAGCATTTTTGCCATTACTTTTAATTGTTCTTTAGTCATTTGGGACTCTCCAATAAGTGAGCGGGGGAATAACCCCCCGCCTTATAAGTTAGATACCGCTTTGTTTTTTTAGTTGTTCTGGTAATTCCGTTACGTTATCGTGTTTTACTTCAAATCCTGACTTGAGTTTAAGGGGTGCTTTGTCACAGGTGATTGAACCTGAATTATCGTCGAAGCCACCGATATGGTATAGAACGTAATCGTTCTTGTTTTTGTTTTCCTCTAGTGACTGAGAGAATGCGCGGATTGCGCTTGCGTCGTTCACGTCACTAAATGGTTTGTTGAAGATTTCTGCTACTGTATCGTATATAGAATATAAGTTTAAGAACATTATAGACTCCTTTTGAGTTGATTAAATTGGGCCTTCTTTACGGTTTCACGTGCTGATAGAGCAGGGCCCTTATTCTCTATTTGCATGATTTCTTGTGATAGTGCTCGACCTGCTTTTATGTCATCGTACATGTCGGGATCGATGTTTTGTAAGTAGCTATCATAATATCTTGGGGGTTGCATTCGCATTCCCCTGATTGTTGTGTAGTCTTTTGGGTATACGTCAGAGGTATATGTAGTAATCCAATTATGACCAATGCCAGGGCGACGAGACATAGTGGAATATTCCGGCAAGACTTCAGTAACTTCTCCAGTAATATCATTAATACGCTCATAGGGTTTTAATCCTGTTTTTTTGTTTACCTGTTCTTTTAGTGGGCCGTTGAGTTTTTTCATGCAGTACCTGGCTACATAGCCTGCTGATTCGAATGATACAGTTCCTATTGTTACGAAT